AATCGTAACCTCTTTTAATCCACCTGAAGCAGTTACAGAGGACGGTATTGCAGGGGCATCAGTATCGCCTTGAGCAAGCCCAGACAAGGTAACAAAATTACTCTTCACGCCTAATTCATTTACCGCTCTAATCCTGATGTTGTAATTGGCGCTAGGGGTCACTCCGACAATTATGTACTGGGAAGTTGTTACCGATGTTGAGTTGTAGTCCGGCTCGTCAGTTTCCACGGCTTCATCAATGGAACCATAATCAAGAAGAACAGATGCCGCGTCATCAATAAGGCCGTAGTTTTCTGAGGTGTCGTAGTTTGCCGCAATGCTTCCCAGATCAATAATCGCAGATCCGCGCTGATACTGAACCTCGTAGTGCGTAACGAAAATGTCTGCGCTAGCTGTCCAGTTCAATCTCAAAGATGGCAGCAGCGTTCCGTCAGACGCGACAACGGTCGTAGAGGTGACAGCAAGGCTTGTTGGTGGCTGGGTAGTCCTTCCGTTATATAGGTCAAGTTCGCCGCCTGCCAGATAATCTTTCTCATCAGACGAAGCCCAATTGTAAATTTCAGCAGCAGTCTCAATTGCCTGTACGTTTACTATTATTTCGCCATTAGAAGATAAACTCAGGTCATAATCATTAACTTCAAATACTTTTTGATCCCAGCCCATTTTGGCGTTGGTAACCATAATGTTGTCGCCAGCCTTAAACTTTAGCGCAGTAAGGTTACAGGGAACTGTAATAGTTGTTTGCTGCCTTGACCGTAACAATGCTAGTTTGGCTATTCTTTGTGCTCTAATGTTATTCGAAGTAAACGGCAAAGGCATATCCAAATAGATTGGGTCGCCGTCTTCAGAGCTATACGCAGAGCTTAACTGAGCTGGGTAATCTGCAAGGCTGTAGTCGTCCTCTTCGCTTCTAAACACACCTTTAACGCCGTTATATAGGCTTCTTCGGGATTGCTTAGTGCTAACTTGCAAGCCTCCAACCATGACGGATTCATCAATAGTTACTGTAGGAGTTGCGTAAGCGCCGCCGGATATAAAATACTCACCGCCTGAATATACAAGCTTGCCAGCCATAGCCGAAAGCATGGCCTCAATGTTGTCTTTTTTAGAATTGGCGGTGTCAATAACACCATCTAACGTGTATCTGTCTTGAGTGCCGCCAGCATCTAAAGTTATATTTTGATCGCAAAGAGAGATAGCTGTAGATAAAGCTGTGATATTAATATCTAAGGCAGACTCTGCAAGGCCATATCTTGTATTCAGCAAATAATCGTACACGCAAAGGGCTGGGTTTTGCGTCCACTCGGTAACGCCAGTAATCGGATTAGCAACCTTTTTGCCGCGCATTGTTGCCGATACGTTAGGCAGTCCATTAGCAAACTGCTCTGTATCGTATTTCATTTGAACGTAGATATACGCTGTTTCATTTAATATATGTGAAGAAGTCCACTGGGTAGACCTTGCTACAAGCTGGGAATCCGCAGTAGTTTGATTCCCCAAATGCACATTTATATCTAAGTACTCGGCCCATGACCCAGCTATGCTGCCATTACTCCAAACTTCTTCTTCGCCAAAATAGATCTTTTCAAAAGCGTCTATTTCGTGGCCAGCCATTGCAATAACTAAATGAAGGTATTCGTTTTCATCACCAGTACTGTCTATGTAAACAATTGCGCCGCCAGATCTTGTGCGGCCATAAATCATTTTCCTAGATGCGTTAGGCTCTCTTACAGTAAAGTCTAAGCCAGACATTTGTTGTCCAAGGCTAGGCTTCGGCATTAACGCCCTAGAGACCATAGACAATCCAGCGCCAATAGCAAAAGCGACTCCAAAAGATGCCACAGCTCCAAGTCCAAAAACAGCTAAAGCTCCACCCGCAGCAAGGGTTGCCCCGCCTGCCATTGCTAGCCCTGCTACAGCTGAAATTGCCATTTTATTTCCTTAATAATTTTGAGTAGATACGCTCAATTAATTCAAAGCCCATGCCTAGCAGAAGATTATCAAAAGGGATATGCACTTTAGTATTAATCGTCATCATAGAAACGTCAGACTCTTTGCAGTAATCTTCCGCGCATTTTATAAGATTATAACCGGCATAGGTTTTACGGTATTCAGGTAAAACAAAAACAACATCATTAGACGCAAACTTGTGGTCTTTGTAATGTATGCTTTGGCTTACCAAAAGTACGCAATAGCCTATTAGCTTGCCTTCATCTCTAGCAGTAAACGCTACCAGAACTCCCGAAGCGTCTAGCCTAGCGTATTCTTTCCAATCTGGGTTTAATTTTATCTGTCCTTGGTGAAGCGCCACTTCTTCCCAGTGCTTATCAAGCAAGGGTTTTATGTCCTCTTTAAAGCTGGACAAACATTCTCTTTGATAAATCATTATCTACCTATCCTTAGATCTATCCTGCCTGTTGATGAACTAGAGGAAGCCGGAGTTGGCCTACCCCAGATTATTTCTTGCTGTGCGATTCTAGAAACAAACTCAAAACCTTTGTCATTGGGGTATTCTATCCTTTGGTCTTCTGCTGTAAATCTTCTTATAGATGCCCGATCAAAAGCAATTAACTTATTTTCTGCCGCTATTGTAATTGTTGAAGTTTCACCAGAATCGCTGATTGTCATTACATCCATAAAGCCACTGAACAATATTACAGGGCTGGATATGATGTCGGCGCTTTCATCAAACGCGCCAAGGTATAGAGTTACTTTTCTGCCTTGGTATGGCTCATCTCGCGCAATGCTAACCAAAGACTGTTTTACGCCAGATACAGTAACAGTTATACCATTAGCCGTAAGCTCTTCAGACTCTTTGATTGAGCTGATAGCCAACAAATCGCCAGCGCCAACGTAAGTTTCACCGCTATATACAAGGTTGCCCAGTCCAGACCACAAGTTAAGGTTTCCTGAATCAAATTCCATCTTAACAAGATAGATAGGCCGGACTAATTCAGCAGTGGCAACCGCCTGCATCTCTGTGCTTAATGTTCTGCTCATTATAAAGCCTCTGTAAACGCAAAGGTAAACCCGTATATGGAGGCTGTATCTACAGACCAACCAATGTCGTTAGATGATAGCCGCCAAAGGCTCTTAGGCAAAGTAAAGTCTAGCGCAGTGCTAGTGCTAACCGCGGCCCTTAATGGCGGCTGAAAGCTTAATGTGTTAGCCCCAGAGGCTTTGTCGGCTGTTGCCATATAAAGGTAACTACCTAACTGGAAATAGTCACCAGCAGCAACCGCGCTTGATCCTGCGGTAGTCATGAACGACTCGGCCCTGATAGCTGCGCTGGTTACTGTGGCGGTAGCTGTGCTTGTGTGCAGCGGGCTGCCAAAAGTAAACGTGCCTGACCGACCCTTTAGGCCAACAATAAAAGCCTGTACTGACTTGGCTTCCGCATAGTTAAGGGCAGGCAGCGTGACTTCACATTCCCACCTAGCGCCCTGATGCTCATACGCCTGCTGGTCAAAGCTAAACGGTGATTCAGATACAGCAACGCTACGCTTTAGGCGCATATTTAAACTTTCGATACCAACACTGGGAAAAGATAAAGGCACTGATTATGCTCCTAGCATTTTACTGTAATTACCGCCGCGCATTCTAGCTTCCGCAACAGCTCCCTTAGCCGCGTTAGCTATCTGGGGCATAAGTGTAGCAATCTCTGCACGAACCGTCTGCTGCACGCCTGTAGTGACGTTAATGGTCTGGTTAACGGTAACGCCGCCACCACCAATTCTGTTGTTAGGTACAATTGACCCTTGCGAGTTAGGCACGAACATTTCTGGCCCGCGCTCACCTACCATGTAGGGCGCCCCGTTCTGGACTGAGCCGCCAATAGCTCTAGGGGCAAAGTTGCTAGTATTAAACGGGTCAGCGCCACCTAAAGATGAGCCATACCCGGCAGATGAATTAATGCGTGTCTGGGGGTCAAAAAAGCCAGTAATCGCGCCAAATGCAGCATCAACAATATACTTTTGAATCAGCATTTTAATCAGGCTATCGATAACACTCTTGGCCATAGACTTCATTGCGTCAGCGAAGTTAGCCGCGCCAGTTACGCCAGCGGTCAGGGCATCAGTCAGGCCGTTTAAGCCCTGATTAGTAAGAGACTTGATGTTAGCCGTGGTGGTTGGAAGGGCATCGCTCCAATCTTTAAATCCAAGCTTTATATCCCTAAGTATTTCGCTAAACAAGGTTGCTTTTGCGGTAAAGTTTTCTAATCCTGAAGCTAGCTTGTTAACCTCACCAAAGGCAAAGCCAGAGTTTTCGCCAAAAAATACAATCTGCTCTCCCGCTTTCCTGATCTTGTCGGAAACCGCAAAGCCAAAAGTGTTTTCAATGGCAACCGAAGTTTCATCAAAGTAAGCCTTAACCTTTCCCACCATAAAGGCAACAGTGTTGGCAAATTTAATAATTCCTTCTATAGCCTTGGATATGCCTATAACAAACTTACCAAAAGCAACAATGGCGTTTTTAATAAAGGTATTAGCAAACTGCTCTATTGAACCTCCAGCCTTTGTAACCGCCTCAAGAAGCTTATCTTTTATTAGTGTGGTTAAGTAAACAATTGTCGGGGCAAGAGCGCCAGTAATTTGGTCTCGAATACCTCTAAACAATGACCCTAGCTTGGTTAAAGCGTCATTTGCGTCCTCAATTCCAGATGCTGCGCGGGCAGACATAACAACACCAAGGGTCTCTGCTTCCTTAAACATTGCGATTAAGCCAGCCCTGCCCTCGGCTAAAGTGTTGACTAGACTAACACCTTCCGAGTCAAATAATTTCATTGCTAGGCGTACTTTATCGGCAGAGCTGGTCACCTCTTTAAAGGCATCAGCAAGAATAAGCATCTGCTCATCTAAGCCTTGCTTCTTTAACTCTTCCGCATTGATGCCTAGCTCCCGAAGTGCGTCCTCTGCTTCCCCAGTGCCTCTAGCTGCCTCCGCTAGCCTTCGGGTGAAACGCTGAGAAGCCATATTAACCGTCTCAACCGATACGCCCGTAAGCTCGGCAGCATATTGAAGCC